TCTAAGACTGATCTGACTTTTTGCAAATCAGTCAATTTATTATTATATATGAACAATTCAACCTCCTTATTTTTATATATTATCTTCTTTACTCTTCTTTACTCTTCTCTACTCTGTATCATTACATGTTTGTTACAGTTATGTAACAGTAACGCAACGCTAACATTACTCATCAATATCATGTCCATGTATATCTTTCATTAGCTTTTTGTATTTCTTTCGAGATTCCTCTTCTGCTTTTCTTTGCCGATATGCTTTCTGTCTAGCTGCATTCATCTTTCTATATTTATCTAATTGTGAATACTTATCTTGCCAATCATGTACAAAATATCCAGATTTTTTTTTATCAACAAATCCTGCATCTACCATTTGCTGAAGTAGATCCACTCCATCCCAAACTTCGTTTTTGAGAAGTTCAGGATGGGGAATATATCCGGGCTTTTTGCCAAATTCAAAAGAATATGCCCAAAGTTTTACAAGTGCTCCTACTGCCTCCATCTGTGAAAGCCCATTGGCTTTTGCAAACTGTATCAATTTAGGATTCCTTAAAAACGAAACATCTACCTGTATCCAAGACATCACTCTCCCTTATCTTTATCAACTTGGGATAATGTTACTAAATCCTGTATTTTATTCTTTACAGAATCCATATTATTTACAGATAGTTCATTTTCTTTCATACCCATCTCTCCAAGAGCTTGAGCATAGAAAGATTTTGCGTTATGTTCGTTCTTGTTTGTTATTTCAAATGCAAAGTTTTTTACATTATTAATTATGCTTTGTTGTTTGTTGGATAGATCTTTTACCAATCCCTCTTCAACAAGTTCCTCTACTTTGGTGTCTAATGTGGATTTAGAGCTCTTTTTAGGCGTATTTGCCTTATTTCTAGCAATATCCTCCATTTCCTCCTGTGTAGGCTCTGCACCGAAGAATACACGCAAACAACGCCCACGAGCAACAGATTCAGCCTTTTCTAGCTTTTTCTCCCTGTTTATGTTCTCTGCACCATACCCGGTACATTTTACAACATCAGAATCATCCAGATACAAACTTGCTTTGAAGATAACAATATCTCCAACCATAGTTTCTAAGTCTGTAACAAGTCTTGCACTTGGATTTTCTTTGTTTAGTTTCTTAATTAGATCATCAACTTTGATGTAATCTTCTAAGAATTTTGCTGCCATTTCAACCTCCTCAACTTGCTGCACATTCGGCACAAAGTCCAAACTGTATGTTTGAATCTTTGAATGTACATATTATTACTGATATACCACTACAATCTTTGCATGGTATAAGTTCTTTATCTGCAATATCTTTTAGATCTAGCATCTAAAACATATTCTTTCTTGTAAGTGTTTCTCCTCTTTGTAGTCGCCCCATCCAATCTGTTCTATCTAATCTCTTTTCTGATACCCATAAGGATATATAACAAAGAGTTAGTATGAACGATATAAATCCATAGATGACAAAGAATAAATAGATCCATTCTTGAATCATCATTGTTCAACCTCCTTTTATCTTTAATTCATTAATTTATTGTATCTTGTGAATAAACCTTTTACGATACATTCTTCTATTAAAACACCATTTTCATATCTATTATCTATTATATGATGGATACCTTTCCGAATTGTATCGCCACAATTTTTACAAGTTTTATCAGTCAAATCAACCTACTTTATATATTAATTGGATAATGACAATGTTCACAGAAATATACTTCCTCTAATACATTTTCATTTCCATTAAATGTAATTTTATCTCCACAACAAAGACATTTAATAGATAAACCTTTTAATTGATTTTTATCTACCTTATCTTGAAAAAATAAAATATTACTCATATCAACCTCCTAATAGGAGTATATACACAAAAATAAAAATTTGTCATCAATTTATAAAAAAATTGTCAAAATTGTAAGGTACTATATATGTATTGAATACCGAATTACTCCCCTACATATACGAGTATCAACCTCCGGTATTCATAAAAAAAGGGAGATCTACAAAGATCTCCCTTTTTTATTGAGTAAAATCCTAAAAGTTATAAGCTATTGCTAGTCTATAATCCCTTAAGTTCTTCCTCTAAGTATAACAACGATTCGTTGTTTTTCTTTTCTAAATGTTCAATCAAATCAAATAAATCGTAATAAAAGATTTTTAACAGATTGCGAATATCTAACTTAAATTGTAACCAAGTTTTACTCAAGCATCCTCTAGTTTGATTGTCGGCTCTTTCATAAGAAGTGCATTTTGTATTACTGACAAGAAAGCAGTCAAAAAGGCTACACCAATGAGCTCTAATAAATCAGCAGTTATCAAACCCGAACTTTGGGCAAGATATAAACTGATCGAGCTCTGTGCTCCGGTTTTGAAAGCCTTATCAAAAATATACTTCCAATATTGTTTATTCTTCATAGTTTTCTCCTAATCTACTTGAAGTCCTTTTAAGATCCATGCTTTTCTCAAAGCTGTTAATTCTGTCTTAATCTGTTTCAATTCTTCTAATACATTATCTTCTGCTGGAGGTTTATAATCAGTTGCTTTGTTTGAAATAATATCGCCATCATAATCAATATATTTAACTGTTACTTTTTCTCCTGATTCAATTACAGGAGCTACATACTTATATACCTCTGAATAAGCAACTGTACTACTGCCGATAAATCCATCCTGTGAAGTTTTACCTAAAAGTAAACAACCTGCTGTATCATCATCATCATTTCCAATATGCCATAAAATATATTTAAAATTAGGTACATCATCAACATGTATCATGCCTATATGGAATGAAAATTTTGATTTGTAGCGAGTATCAAAGCCACCCTCTTTTCTCAAAGAGAGATTGTATTCGCCTGATGGGATTCTTGTTTCTCCTGCTACTTTTACTGTTCTTGCCTCATCTTCTAATGTGTATGCGAGAAATTTTCTTTTATTATTAGACACATCAAAGAGGATTCCATTTGTGAAATCATCTGCACTATTAAATCTTAAAACTTCAAGTTTCATAATTACCTGATAACATTTATTTTACTCCACTTCTCTTTACCACCCAAAACTAATGTAAGGATTCCTGATTCAGCATTACCACCATAAACATTGTCAAACCATTGGCTGCCTGAATCCAAACTAGGAGCTGTGGCAATCATTCTGCCACCACCTGCATCAAATACAGAAAATGAATGAAAATGCCCCATTAGAAGTACATCTGTATCAGCAACTAAGGATCTAGCTAAACTCTGATCTGCTAACCAAGTTTTTGCTTTAGCTTGATGATTCGTGCCTCTCCTCATTTGATGCCCATGAAATAAAGATATGACTGTATCAAATTTCTCAAATGTCAAACCTAATTCATCATCTGGCATCAAAAAATCTATTTTCTTTTTGAATGCTGGAGATTCTTTGAATATCTCTGAAAGCTCTTCCCCAAGCATAATATCTTTGTTATCTCCAAAGCTGGTAAAGGCTTTGCCATTCTTACGAAATTCTCCATGATTACCTGCACAGAATGCCACAGTTGCTTTGTCAAACATAGGTGTAAGTTCCTTAATCATTGTATAAATCATTCTTCTGGCTACCTTTTGTTGATCTCGAAAATTCATAGTGAGTGAAAATTCTTGCATTGGGAAATGCCCACACCCCTCAACAATATCGCCAAGTCCTGCAAACAATATCTCATTTATTGGCTCTGTTTTTCTTATGTGTTTTATTTCTTCTTTGATCTTTGGTATTGCAGCCATCCATCTTTCAATAGTTTGTTCTGTACCCGGTTTCCCTATTTGTAGATCACTTATGCAAACAGTAAACAACTTACCTTTTTTTAATTTCTTTTTGTCGTATGGCTTTATCTTCTTAGTAAGATTCAAGAGCTTTCTAAAATCTTCATCTGGCATAAACTTTTCTGATGAAACAATCTTTGCTTTGAAATAATAAAATCTCTCTATGTCGCCATTCCCCATATTGGCATCCCAGAATCTAATTTCTGCTGTTCCGGGAACAACTTGATATTTATGTGCATCCTTTCCAAAGTATGATGAAAGCTGCTCTTGCCAATCTACATTATTCGTTTTTTGTGGAGATGATGTAATCTCTCCTGATCTTGTTTCTTCTGAAAACTTATAACCGGGCTCATAACCCTGTGGATGTATTCTTTTTCTGCGTTGATAAGGAGATCTGTCGTAAACAGTTTCTTTGAATTTGTCTAAATCACTTGATTCTGCCATACCTATAATCCCTGAAATATCTTCTTACTGTGTTGTAATGTAGATGTGAAAATAGATTGTATTTCTCTACAAGATATTGTGCTGCGATTGTATCAGATATGTTTTTTTCTTCTGCCTCTTTTGCAATCTCAAGAAATATATCTCTAGCTTTCTTGTTTTTTAAGATATATCTCATTTGTGCTTTATGACCTGATACGCCACCCTGTTTCTCTGTAAAATCTTCTAAAGATTCCATAACGCAAGTATATCTATTTATTAGTTATTAGCTAGGTTTTGGATTATCGTCTTTTACCTTTTTAATGGCTTTGTACCAATCACCAGTCTTATCGCCTTTTCCTGCTGTCATATCATGATATAACATATCAAGTTGATCTGGTATAGCTGCATAGGCTAATTGCCTTGCTCTTGCATATCCATTATTTTGCTCATCTAATTTTGACTGTGCTCTATCTTCAATAATCTGTGCATAATCAGAATCGCCTAATTCATATCTGCCTTTTTCTGTACTTTGCCCATATAAAGGCTTTTCAGCCTCTACTTCAGCAGTTGCTTCAGTCCTAAATTGTTCTATTGTTTTTAATGCCATATTACTCCTATCTTACTATATATTTCTTATACTTACTTATTTAATCCATACAAACTGAAATTACCTTTATCAATATCGCCTGAACTAAAATAAAAATTTATTCCATCACTAGCAGTATTTACTGTATGTACTGCTCCACCCTGTGTGCCAATGCAGTTTCCTGAAAAAATAGTTGAACATTCGTATGTAATAAAACTATATTCTGCATTTTGAAAATTAAAAAGATACAATATTGCATTTCCACTTGAGCCACTTGAACTGCTTGTACTCCAACCACCTACTTTATTCCAATAGCTTGCGTTTTGTGCAACTTGATCGTTAAAAGCATAAGAATCTGCTCTGATCCCAACATTTGCCTCATCATAATTACTGTCGGTTTGCACATAACCACCTTTTGTAACTCTAGCTCTTAAAGATTGTCCATTTGTTGCCGGTACTACATTACTTAAAACAACTTGATACACTTCAAATGTTGTATCAATACCAGATAAGGTAACACTTGCTACATCTGTATCTACAATTACTTCATTTACTTTTATTAAACTACCTGCCATTATAAAATCCCATATACATTTATGTTACAACCATAAAACGCAGAGTGTCCACCAA